ACGTTTTAGTTTTTAAATTAATTTTATTCTATAAAGTCATTACAAATAACTCCGTTTCTTTTTACCTTTAATGTTGGGTCTAATTTAATCATTCTTTTTATAATTACATCACAGTATTTAGGGTCTAATTCCATACCAAAACATTTTCTTTTTAATTGGTGTGCTGCTACCATTGTTGAACCACTACCACTAAAAGGGTCTAATAAGTTTTTGTAATCTTGAAAATACTCTAAAACATCACTTAATAATTGAATTGGTTTTTGATGTGGATGTGGACTATCTATTCTTTTCTTTTGTTCTCTACTTACATTAAATACATTACCTCCAAATCTTGAATATTTAATATCTCCTGCTACAATTATTGCCTCCCATTGCTCACTCATTCCCCCTGCACCATTTAAACCTGCATTCTTCTTATCCCAAACTGCAATAGTTTTTAATTTTAAATTATTATTCTCTAAAGTTTGTATTGCTTCCTTAAACGTTCTCCATTGTAAAAAGAATACATAAGATTGACAAACTCTTAAATTAAAAAAATCATCAACAACTTTAAAAGTTTCATCGTTTAATATTGTTCTAACACCTAACTGACCTCTACCATATTTTCCACTTGAACCATTACCATAAGGTGGGTCTGTAAATACCATATCTGCTTTCTCTCCATTCATTAGCTTTTCAACTTGGTCTGAATCTGTACTATCTCCACAAAGTAACCTATGCCCTCCTATCTCGTATAAATCCCCTAAAACTGTTTTAGGTTGTTCAGGTGGTGCTTCGTTAAAATCATCTTCTTTAGCTTCTAAAACTTCTTCTTCAAATGGCATAAACTCTAAACCCCAATCTTCCAACTGTTGAGTGTTCCATTCATTACCTAATACATCCCAATCCCATTCTCCAAAACCAACGTTGTCTTTTACTATAAATTCTCTTTGTTGTTTTTCTGTTAGGTCATCAGCCTTTAGTATATAAACTTCTTTTAATCCTGCTTCCTTACACGCTTTTAAACGCATATTACCACCAAGTACAACCATATCACTATTCACTACGATAGGTCTTAATTTTAGCATCTGTGGGAACTCCTTAATTGATTTTACAAGTTTCTTAAATTTGTAATCCTTTATAAATCTTGGATTGTTTTCATTAGGTCTAACCTCTTGAATATTTATTAGTTGCATATTAGTATATAGTTATTTTTAATTTATTTTAATCTAATTTTAAAAATTCAGCTGATTCGTGTTGCATAAACCATTCTTGGTTTTCTTTGTATTTATCTATTACTGCATCTAACATAACAAGTTCATCTATATCAGAGTTCTTTATCTTGTCCATTAATGTAGTAATCTTTCTTAATACGTTTGTAGTCATCTCCTGGTTGTTTAGGTAAACAGTATTGTAATCATCTTGTACATATTGCTCTAACATATTTAGAAACTTGTTACCTTGATTTTTTAAGTTCTGTCTGTATTTGTTAGTACCTTGTAAATCCTCTATTGCTTCTATTGTAAGCTGTCCTAATAATACTACTTTTAAATAATCTAATTGTTTATCGTTTTTCATTTTATTCTGTTTCTATTACTGTTTCCGTTTCTATTATTTCCTCTACTCTGTTTAAACATTTTGCAATAGTATTAAATTGCATCTCGTTTCTTCTGTTTACTATTTGCTTCTGTTCTTCTGTCAATTCGTTTAAATTATTGTAAATGGTTTCTAACTGTGGGAGCAATCTCAATACTGCATCTTTCTTTTTTAAATCATTTGATAACTTTTTATTTTGATACTCTAAATAAGAATAAGATTCTTTCGGTAAGTTCTCTACCTTTCCGAAATGTAAATAGGCTCTTTCTATTTCATCTGTATCTAAATGGTGTAATATATTTTTAAATGAATGTAATACTATTGAATGGTCTCTACCTACTGATTCTCCTATTGTAGTCAAACTGCATTTAGTTAGTTCTCTACATAGTTTATAATAAAACGCTCTGGCATCTACGTATTCTCTTTTTCTTGTATCTTTTTCTATATCTAAACCATAAAGGTTTTTTACATATTCCTTTATTGATTCTATCATCTTAATTTCATTCATATTGTCTAATTTAGTTTGTTCTTAATTTTAATAAATTGTAGCACTCAATGTACCTTTGTTTTGCTTTTCCTTTGTGTACCTCTTTAAATAGTTCATACATCTTTTTAGTATATTGGTAATGGCTATTACAATCAGCCAAATACTTTTCTGCAAACTTCTTTCCTTTACCTTTAAAATAGTTTACATTGTCCGCAGTATCTCCAATAATCATTTGCTCATATAAATTGTAAATTGCTTCTTCTTCTGTTATGTCATAAACTACCTTATGCTTGTAGTGATAGTTGTACATTAAGCAAGGGAACTGTTTGTAATCTTTATCTATTGATACAATCATAACTTCATCTCTGCCAAACTCGTTAGATAAATCATACCAATACCTTGCAACCATATCATCAGTTTCTACACCATATCCGTAAATAGAATTATGTTTGTCTTTTACGTATGCGTGTACCTCGTTTAATAATGGTGGTTTCTGTTGGTTTGTTCTATTCGCTTTATACTTCTTTGTTATTAGCTTTCTAAAGTTCCCTAAAGAACCACTAAATATAAGTACCTTGTCTATCTCGTAATGCTCCTCCAGGTCATTAACAATACCCATAAGTTGCTCATCAAACTTATCAGTTGCATCAGTTAGTTTCTCATAATAAGGAGAATCATCTGGTGTTAATCTTTTTCTGTAACAACTTGCAAAGATTAAGCTATCTGCATCTATTAGTAGTATCATAACATTGATGCTTTAAAACAATCTCTACTACAATATTTTTCATCTAAATCTATTGTTGTTCCGCATTCTCGGCATTCTCCTTGTTCTTCTACGCTTTCGTAGTATCTGTCTAAATCGTAATCTAATTGGTTCATCTGTCTATTTTGTTTTCACTTCTTAATAATTCTATTTCTCTATTTAAATAATCTTGTGCCTTAATTAAGTCAAGTAGTTCATCTTGTTTCTTTCCTGCTCTTGCAATATACTTAATTATATTACCTCTGCAAAAGTTTAGTTCATAATCTCTTATGACATCTATAATATCGTAATCATTTCCATTCTCGTAATGTGGTTGTGTGCCTCTCATTTGTTTATGTTTTTATATTTATTAGCCAATGAAATAAAAAATTTATCATCAGAACTTAACTTTAATTTTAATAAATCTTGTTTAGCTTCTTTCCTTCTTTTGCTTATTGGTAGCTTGTCAATCAACTGCTGAATCTTCTGTATTAATAATCTTCTATACATAACTATATTACTTTTACTTGTCCGTTAGTATAATGTTCGCATACAACTCCAGTTGATAATGTTACAACCTTGTAAGGTTTTAGGTTCTTGTTCTCTTTTACTTGTTTGATAATTCTTTTAATTGTTTTCATCTTGTCTTTGTCTTTGAAATATATGTTTTGTGTATTCTTCTTCACTTAAAGAACTCATATACTTATCCACTTCCTCGTAAGTTTCAAATTCTTTAACAACTTCAGTTCTAAATATTTTATATTTATAATTTATTTTTTGATTAGTATTTTCCATCTTGTCTTTGATTTTAAATAAATTTTTGTTCCTTTAATACTTCTTCAATAGCGTTTATAAGGTCATACTTTTGACCGAATGTAATACCTCCGTTATAAAAATCTGTATCAATCTTTTGTAATGTTTCTATTAGTTCTTTCATTGTGTTTATTTATATAATTTTATCCATTCTAAACATTCTTTCTTTGTTGGTTGGCTATCTATCCAAATTGAATTACCATCTCTAATTACCCAATATTTATTATAATCTATCATATTTTCAATTCGAAATAACTTTTCTTTGTGATTGATTTCGTATAAACCGCTTGTTAATTTTGTAATTTTCATCTTGTCTTGCTTTTTAATTATACCGCAATATAAAACAAATAATTGGATTATAAACAAAAAATGTTAATTATTTTCAGAATTATTTTTATTTATCAATACTGCTTTGCTTTCTTCAAGTAGATAACAAGGTTTCAAAACTTTCTTATTTCCCCACATTGTAGTTTCTGGACAATACTTATTTACTGCCTCTGGTAGTTCAATATCATTCAACCAAAACAAATAGTTTGCTTTAGGGTCGTTTACAAAGTATAAAGCAACTTTACCAGTGCCTATTAACTTATCGTATTTAAACTTTTCTAACATCTTGGTATCATAATGCTTATTTCTGAATTTCATCTCTATAACGCATTCTTTACCCTTTGGTGTTAATCCTTCAGCATCCCAACTCTCTGAACCTTCTCCAGTCCATTTAAGTTGCCACCCATCAAAATTTAATAATTGTACTATCGTTTGTTCTAACTTATGGATTTTGTTTATCATATATTCTATCTATATCAGCTATCCACATCTTGTAAATCCTTCCGTTACAAGTGCAGGGTTCGTTATATTTATGGTTATAATAATTTGCGTGTAATGTACATAAGATTTTCCTATATTCTGGAGTTAATTTACTCGTTACATTTGCCTTGAAATCTATCCAAATATTTCTATCTTGTTCTGTCATTGTTACCATAACTCAACATCATTAAGTTTATTTTTTCTATCATTACAACCACAATCTTCATAACCAAGTAATTTAGTTATCTTTTCAACAAACCATTTAATTCCAGTATAAGTTGTAATCAGTTCTATAAAGTTTCCAAGTTTCATAATAATTATATATTAATATTAAAAAATTTACATTTATTTTTTGGCACTCTATACATTTGGTCTTTACCTTTTCTATTTGGTGTATTAATATTTAAGTTTTCTATATATTCATTTTTAAATATATCTTCTGAATAACAAGTTAATGCCCATTCTGTTTCTCTGCAAATTATTATATAATGAAACTTATTTTTCAAGTGCAATCTTTTTTTTCTACCTAAAAAACTTACTGAATTAAAATTAAAAGTTTCCATTGTTGTAAATGGGTATCTGCTTTTTGTTTCTAATTCAAAATAATATTTTATACCATCTTTTTCAGTAATAACATCGTGGTCGTAATTTTCTTCTTTACTAATTATAATATGACCTTTTTTAGTAATATATTTTATAAATAAATCTTTTGCATATTTATCACTATTATTATAAGAAACTTGATTAAATTTTCTTGCACCATACTTTATTTTTTCTTTCATAATAAATCATCTTTTAATTTGTTCTTTACTTTATTAAATGTATTGTAAAGAGAATAGTATCCTATCTTTGTTTCTCTGCTTAATTTAGCTACACTCTTTCCCTTTGCTATCAATTCAAATACTTTCTTGTCATACCAATAAACATCATCTACTGCTCTTAAATAACTATTTAAAAACGTTTCATATTGTTCCTCGTATTCCATAGGGTCAATTTCTTCAAATTGTTTGTCAATTTCATCTAAACTAACTTTTGTTATCTTACTGTTACTTCTTAAAAAAGCAACATAGATACCTCTTAACTGTTTAAATATATAATAGTAGTTTATCTCTCCATCTTCATACCAGATGTTTTTCCCTTCTTTTTCATACCTAATCAAATAAATATACATTTCTTGTACTATATCTTCAGAAATGTTTTTAGGACATCCAAAAGAATTAACTATGTTAATCCAAGTTTGATGTTTCTTTGCTGCTTGTTCAATTAGTTTTGACATTTTTTTTTATTTATTTATAATCCACAGTAACCACTATCGCATTCGTTAAAGTCATCATCAAATAATTGTGTTTGTGTTTTCCATTTAATAATATCTTTGTACATTATATCACTTCTCCATTTACTTTTATTTGTTTCTTGGTTTGCAAACCATTGCATTTTTTCTGGATGTTTATTGTGCATCTTTTTTAAAAGTAGAGGACTTCTCCACCAACAACCAACACAATTATTCATATAAGCAAACCTTACATCCTTATCTTTCCAAAACTCTTCTATTGTATCTTTATAGATATTATCATTAATTAATGGAAATTCTGGTTTACAGTATTTATAAACTCCCCAAGAATTACGACCATCTTTTAACTTTGTGAAAGTTGTTTTAACAATTGTAAATCCATCATCATCTGTTTTATCCATCATTTTAATTGCTCTTCTTGTTTCGTTTGCTCGATATCCAAAACGCATTGTTACTGGTTCTTTTACCTCTTCATACATCCAATGTAATATAGGTATTGTTTTTAATTCAGTAGTACAATACCGAGCCATTTTATTAGGTAAGTATTTAGTTCCTTTTTTTGTTTTTATTATTGTATTGTCAAATGTTTTACCACTTACCCAATCAATCTTTGAACCAATATACTGCTCTAAATCAAGCATAGTATAGATAATCATATCTTCCTCAAGTGTTCCTATAAATTCCTTTCCAATTCTATCAGAAACTATTTGTCTTATCTTTTTATCTGGGAACATACAATTCTTATCATCTGTTCTAACTAAAGAAAAAACATTGTAGTCAGCAGGATAATTTGCTGCAATGTAACTTGATGTTTTACCACCACTTAAACTGTTTACTGTTTTCAAAATGGTATCTTTTTATTTATTGGTTGTTTTCTTACAAACCCCTCTAAAGGGTCGTATATCTCTCCTACTACAAAAGGCAACTCATATTCATTTATCTCAAAGCTAAAGTTATCGAATCTAAACCCCCTGCTTAATTTACACTTTACATCTACTCTACCTTTGTGTGTTGTGCTTTTTTCTAAACTTATAGCAGTTTCACATTTCTTATACAATGTAGAACCTAAATGTCCAGTTGCTTTATCACTTCCATAATTACTATGAATTACTGTCATTATATGGCAATCATATTCAACGCTCAATCTCATTAAAGTTCTAACGCATTCATTACCATCTTTTATGTCATTTACTTCTGTTACAAGGTCAGCAACTCCATCAATCAAAATCAAACCATTGTTACCCTCGTTTTCTTTTAAAGTGTATTCAATGAATTTAAGCATATCCCTATGTCCTAATTTTCTTAACGCATATTTTTTATAACAACCCAAATCAATATCTCCAGCCATATTTTCAATGCGTTGTGCAACTTGTTGAGTATGCCATAAACCCATTTCTGTATCAAAGTGTATTAAACATCTTCCATCCCTATGCCCTTTTAAATTTCCTCCGTATATGTTTTGACCACTTAAATAAACACCAGCTAATAAAGACAAGAAAAATGTTTTACCAGTTTTACTCGGTGCTTGTACAAAACTTATATTGCCATACGTTCCAATTGGTATTGGTACTTTCTTTAATCCTTTCTTTGTATTCAATGTTTTTTCTCCCAAACTTATAGCACTTGGAGGGTATTCCATAACCTCATTGGTAAACACCTCACAATCTTGTTGCAGGAGTTTCATATAATTATTTTCTATTGTCTTTTCTTCTGTAATATCTTCAACCATTTAATTTATTTTGTGTCATTAATTTTTGCCTAATATATAAAAAAAAAGGGTAGCTTTTACACTACCCTATAATTTTTAAAATGGTAAGTCGCTTACAACCTCTTCTTGTACCGCTTCTTTTACTTCTTTTTCAGCGTTTACAATACTTCCATTGTTCCAAACTATTTTTCCGTTTCCAATGTAGCATCTTTGTTTTTTAGCTTCATTCTCTTCTTTAGTTTGTGAAATGTAGGTTGATGCGTTGTTTCCATACCTTGTTTCATCGTTTAACGACATTGTTAAATTTAGGTAAACCGCTCCATCTTTACCTGCGATGAATTTCTCTTTTGGTAATTTGTCTACTCTGATACTGTAATTGATAATTGCACTCATAATACTTCTATTTTAATTTAGATTAATATACTTATTTAATTTACTTTTTAAATGATTCTGATTCATCTTCTCCAAATACACCAAGTTCATAGAACCCAGTTAATTTAAGAACTGCTCTTGACATTGCTCTCTTCTCTGCCATTTCAGCAACATACCAAGAGTTTGTATTTCCATCTTTGTAGCCTTCTCCTTTTAATGCAGAACCAAAGGTTTCAATCTTCTTACCTTCTTTTTCTGCGTATGCTTTAAATACTGCAAAGTTAGTTTCACATCTTATTACTTCATAGGTAACACTCATTTGTTCAACTGCTTGTATCTTGTCAATACCTTGCCTTGTGATAATCACATAGTGCTGGTGTTTAAATACATCGTTTTTCGTTAGTCCGTACTTTTTGTACAACTCAATTAATTTGTCTTTGTTCATTTTTCTATTGTTTTAAATTTACTTGTTTACTGATTTCTAATTGCGATTCTAAAATTTTTACACGCTTCTCTAATGCTTCAATCCTATTGTATAGGTAATCTTGGTAGTCTTCTGTCATAATTCTTTTAATGTCTTCTGTGTGTGTCATTGTATTTATTTTTTTCAAATATAGTAAATTTTTATTTATTTACAAGTTATCTACATTATTATTTTCTTCTATATATCTTTCAGCTATTTCTTTAGGGATATATAATAGTTCATTAATATCATCTATTCCGTTTGGTATCCATTCTAAAAAATCTAATATTATTTCTTTCATCTTATTTATTTATTACATCGTGAAACTTGTTATAATCATATCCCTCATCTCTGAAAGATTCTCTGATATGTCTTACCATTACTTCGCTACCTTTTGCAAATCCTAATGCAAAACCTAACACTCCTAATCCTATTGATACTATAAATATTTCTATATTCATAGCTTAATATGTTTTTTTATCTCCAATTGCATCTCTAATTAAGTTAGTTTAATGGTTTACTGGTCTTTTTAAATATCACAATATATTCGTGCATCCTTATACTTTTTCTGTTTTTTTCAAATTTAGAGCATCTTGTTAAGGCAACTTTAGAAGCACCCTCATAAATTAATTCATCTAACAATATAAAGTTATTTTCTTTTCCAATTCTAATTAAATCACCATTTAAATGTTCTAATTCACCAAATTTATTTCTAAAATTACCAACAACCCAAACAGAAATACTATCATCTTCTAAACAATCATAAACTCTTTTTACAGACTTGGAAAGCATCTCTAAAAACCCATTATAATCTTTTTGATTGCTTAAATCATTGTCTAAATTAGAGTATTGTTCAAGGTCATAATATGGTGGACAAGTCAAAGAAAAATTAAATTTTATATCATCAAAGTTTTTATTTAAAGCATCTCCTTTTATAACAGTAAAATCTAAATCTAATTCCTTTTTTTTATCATTTATTCTTTCAACTTCTTCTTCTCTAATTTCAACACCATAATATTTATGCCCAAACATAGATGATATAATTGCTCTTGTTCCACCACCTGCAAATGGGTCATAAATAATACTGTTTTCATCACAATATGCTGATAGTATCATTTGACATAAATTAGGATTAAAAATACTTGGTTTTCCGTTATTTACACCATTTCTTCTATCACTTCTGTTACTATTTAAACTTTCTCGTGTTTGAGAACTATCACCAACTAATTTTTTTAATCTTTTTGTTATCTCCCAATTAGGTCTCCAAACAGATGTAGGTAAAAAACCAATTCTTTTTTTAATAGATTTTTCTATTGTAACATCGCCAAATAAGTCTATTTTTTCAATTTTTTTATTTAGATTATTATTAAATATTTCTTTTTTACCTAATATGTTCATAATTTTTTATGTTTATCTTTATATTCTTGCATCCATTCTGCTAACTTGCTATTTACATCTGCGTAAACACCAAATTGTTTAAAGTGCTGCTCTTGTTTATTGTCTAAAAATTCCTTTGCTTCTAAACTCATAATTAATTATCTATTGTTACACTTAATCCTAAATAGTTTCTTGTTCCTCTTTCTGGTATCTTTACTTGATAATTGATTGTTATATCAGTCAAGTTATTATCTTGCTTTAAATGATACT